ATATAAGTGGCTTATGTATTGTCCTGAGAACGAACCTGTGGGTGACCTTATGATAGATATAGCTGAGATGTATTGTGGTAAGACAGCCGACAAAGACTTTAACGATAGAGTAAATCAAATCGATTTTTTGCACGCTATCAATTGGGCGTACGAACACTTTACGGTGCTTACGTTCGATGAAACTCCAACCGTAGAAGATGTGTTAGGAGCGTTTCAAGACTATATGCAAGTGACACCTGTCGATGGTGTGTCCTTAGACCCTCTTAACGATTTAAAAGCAGCAGAGAAGCAATCTAAGTACGAATACTACTACGATGCTTTAAGTAACATTAGGAGGTTTATCAAGAAAAACAAAGTTATGTTCTACCTTGTGGTGCATCCTGGTACAGCAGCAAACCGAAGAAGGAACGAAGATGGTACTCGACCTGCCCCGAATATGAGCGATGTAGAGTTTGGTTCTATGTTTGGTAACAGGGCAGATAACTTTATTGTGTTTCATCGTAACCCACAATCGGAACAATGGAATCAAACTGAGGTCCATATACAAAAGGTAAAGTTTCAGAAGTTAGTCGGAGTGCCTACACCCGAAACGAGTCCAATCGCTTTGTTCTATAATTATGCGACTCGAAGGTTTAGGTATCTTAACGAGAACGGAAGTCCGTTTGATCCGATAGCTATGGTAGATAATAAAGTAAGAACTAACAATGTATTTTAAAAATTATTATGATAAAAGTAGGAACAGATTTTAGTGGTATAGGCTCACCAGAAGCAGCTTTAAAAAGACTAGGCATACCACATCACAATATATTTGCTTGTGATATAGATAAATATGCAGAAAAAAGTTTTTTAGAATTAAATAAACCTGATAAGTTTTATAAAGATATAACTACAAGAGATTATAAAGAAGTTCCTCAGCTCGATTTATATGTTGCAGGTTTTCCTTGTCAATCGTTTAGCTTAGCAGGCAAAAGAAAAGGATTTAACGAAACTAGAGGTACTTTGTTTTTTAATGTAGCTGAGTTTATAAAAGTTAATCAACCCGAATGTTTTATACTTGAAAATGTTAAAGGGTTGTTATCACACGATAGTGGTAAAACATATCAAACTATTACTGATGTGCTTACAAATGGTGGAGGTACATTAAATGGTCAGATGGGTATGGATACAATCGAAGATGGTTTAGGTTATCACGTTTATACACAAGTTTTAAACACTAAAGATTACGGAATACCACAAAATAGAGAACGTATTTTTATAGTTGGTTTTAAGCATTGGAGAACTTTTAACTTTCCTGTAAAGATTCCTTTAAAATTAAAGCTCAAAGATATGTTACAGGACAATGCAAATAGTAAATACATTCTATCTAAAAAAATGGTTAAGCATATATTTGAACCAAAAAAAGGCGATTGGAAGTCAGGTAAAATGACAATAGATACAAATATTGCAAAAACTATAAATGCAAGAGTTTTTAAAATGGGTGCAGCAGATACTGACAATTATATTACAGTTGATGATAAATATTATTTATCTAAAAAAAAGATTGAATATTTAAAAAGAACTAGTACAACAACTTTTAATATAAATCAAAATATAGAACAAGATATTATAAAAGATTGTTCAAGGACAATAACAAGTGGTTATTTCAAATCAGGAAGAACTGAACAATACATAAATGAAAAAACAACTAAAAAAATAAGAAGATTAACTCCATTAGAATGTTGGAGGTTACAAGGATTTACAGATGAGGAGTTTTATAAGGCTCAGAAAGTAAATTCAGATACTCAACTTTACAAGCAAGCAGGTAACTCAATAACAGTTAATGTAATGGTAGAAATACTTAAAAAAATATATTTAAAATAAGATATTATGCCCGATGAATTAACAATAAAAGCAATTAACCTGTTGCGAGAACAAGACCCTAACCTTGACGAAATTCAAAGTATGGACAAATTTATAGCACACCAAGGCGAGGTTGTTAAGATGAGAGAGCAATACGTTGAGTACGCTAATCATCCCCAAGCCGAAACGCTAAGAAAAAGATTAAGCGTATTAGAGGATAGTGCGGTTGCATTTACTTGGGTTTATACGATGATGATGTCTTATAAGAGAGAAGCGGTCTTAGCTAGGGCGAACGAGTTTGAGATGGCTAATGCGGTGATTGAGTTGAAGGAAGAACTAAATATACTAAATAAACTCAATAGAGATGACTAAAAAAGAATATGAAGTATTAGATAGATGGGCGGATCGTTACGATGTAACCTACAAACCAACGGATAGTGACACATCGTTTTGGGATTTCACTTACAGACGAAACGATAAGAAGTATTATTGTGAGATGAAACAACGTAACTTTACTTTGGACTATGCTATGGAGAAGTACAGCGAGGGGTTATTGCTAGAAGCTCACAAGTACGAACGTATCTTACGTAGGACCAAGAACGAGAAGTCCGCACAAGGTCTATACTTTAACTTTTTTAGTGACGATAAGGCATTAGTGTTTAACCTTAACAAGATAAAAATAGATAAGTGGTTTTGGCGAACTATGCCTGAATCTACTGAATTTACAAAAAGAAAATTTGTTTACAAATATGTTACTTTTATTGACTATAGTAAAGGTAAATTGTTTTATATTTGACTTAGCTATTCTTTCATCATTATAGCGTTTTTAGTTTCTAGGTGGAAAAGGGTTTAATCTTAATTGGTTATTCCCTTTTTTTTATTTACATTTGTTGAAATTAAAAATTATAAATGAAGAGATTACAACTTATTAACAGGTATTAACAAAAGGTAAAAGGTATTGAATACGTTACGCCACAATTGTGTGGATAGTAGTGACCTAGGATAGCACGAAGGATAACTACTAATACCAAGTATACGACGGTATGCATACCTTTTGTTTTTATTTACATATATTGAAACTAAAAACTAAAAGTTATGAATGAAGAGATTGCAAGATTATTAAAGCAAAACGCATCTAACGTAGCCAATTCGGGTACAGGTAGTCGATTAGACATAGGCGATGATAAGGCGGTAGCTAGAGCCTGGAGTATAATACAAAAGAAGATTAAAGCTATAGACCCTAACTTTTACGAAATAATTAAAGAGCGATGAGCAAGATAGAAAATATAGTTTGTGCTAAGATAAAGCTACGTGCTGCGTTAGGTAAAAAGAAATATGGTACTACTATGGAGCGTGACGATTTAACGCCCTTAGATTGGCTTAAACACGCTCAGGAAGAAGCAATGGACTTGGCTGTGTACCTTGAGAAGTTGATACAAGAATTAGAAGAATTAAAAAAGGGAGCTGAATAGCTCCTTTTCTCTTTTTGTTACGATCCACACGCTTCGCAATCGTCATCGTCTATACTACACGTTTCGGGTTGGTCTTGTTCTGTTAAATCTACAATCCAACTATCCCAAGTTTGTCTAGCAATCTCTTCGTTGCGTTTCTTATCTTCAAAATCTTTTATATCTTCCATTTTTTATTTCTTTTTTTCGTTTATCCATTCTATTGGAACTACTTTATCAGCCCATTTAATATTATTCTTGTCGCACCATTCAGAATAAGTCGTCTTACTTCCTTTAAATAACTTGTTTGTGTGTCGTTGAAAGACCATACGAATATCCTTGTCGGGATGCTGTGCTATAACTAACAGCATTTTCTTCCTATCTGCGGTGCTAAAACGACCTTTTAACTCTAAGATGATACCATTTGGTAAAATAACGTCAGGAGTATATTTACGTTGTTCGGAAACTTCGTAGTGTAAATTAAGAGTTTCATATTGAAATGGTACATTTTGCTCGTCAAGTTTATTGCACACAACTTTTTCATAGTTACTCCTGAACCTGTGGATTGTTTTCTTCATAAGTCTTTTTGTTATGGCAAGAGTGACAAAGCGATTGTAAGTTATTATGGCTTAGTTTAGCTCCACCTTGTTTGATTGGTTTGATGTGATCGACTACGTCAGCAGGCACAACTTTACCTTCCTCTTCACAATGTAAACACAAAGGGTTCTGATTTATCCACCAACCTCTAAGCCTACGCCAAGGTGCTTTACGATAAAACGAAGTGTCACCACCCCAAGACTTATTCTTGTCTATAGGCTTAACTCTTCCTCGACCTTTAGGTAATGTAGGCATCTATTAAACTATAATTAATTCAAATCCGTTTCCTTCGGTTGCTTCCAGTAACTCATTGAGAGTTCGTTTTGATGAAGTAATATCCAATAAGGCATCGCTGTTGACCTTTCCAAAGCTAGAGCCAACAAGAATACACCCTCTTGTGTCGGTATTATAGTTTCCTTGATGAATAAGAATGTATCTTCGATTTCGAACATTATGCAATATAAGATGTTTTTTGTATTTATCCGAGGTTCTGTGAGAAACTTTATACACACCTTCAGGAACACAACTCACGTTAGTTTTATTAGCTTTCCAAGGTAACTCTAGTGTCTTGCACTCAAAAACTTTTTTAAGTCCATTAAACAGCGTTAAATGACCTAGAGTTTGTTTGCCATCATCGTCAAGTCTAGTGAGTATCGCTTTCATTTTTACTTTTTAACTTTTTCTATTGACCTACCTGCAAAGTAAGCAGCGTAAACAGTTATAAGAAGAGTTTGATATATTGGCTTGTAAGCATCGTCTATAGTAAAGTTACCTATGTTTCCGTCAAGAAAAGAAAGTAACACTAAGATAAGTGTAAGGAATATAAGTACCAAAGGTCGAATGTTCTTAGACAACCAATTATCGGCTTTCATATCCGCTTCCCACCTACGACTAACTTGCTCTTGAGCGTCAGACTCAGCTTTAACTAGCAAATCTTTCATCGCTTGTTTAGCAAGCAACTTCTCTTCCTTAGATGTACTTAAATTGTCTAGTATTTCTCCGACTGACTTAATTACATTACCACCAAGTATATCAACTAACTTACTCATCTTTGTTGTTTTTCTTGTACGCTACATAGAAATTAAATAGTGTATAAGCGATACCCAGGAGTAGGGCAGCGAACCTTAACGCTGCTTCTACCTCTGTGAAACTTAACCCTATAGCTGTACCATTTACCGCTAAATTTTTGATTGAATCGTTGTCCATTAGTTATAGGGTTTTAAATTTCTTCTACATCGTTTGCGTTATCTCGAATAAACTTAGCTGCTTCTGATCTAGTCATAAGGCAATTTTTCGGATAGGCTTTATTCTTTCCTAGTTTAAGTAAAGCGGATAGTTCTCCATTTATCCAACTTGCTTCGAGTTCTACTATATAAAATTTAGCGTTTCCGATTTTAACCATAGGAACATAACCAAACTTTCTTCGATTGTATTCTCCAAGCTCTTTGAACGTTGGATGAATTACTCCGTTTTGAACACCTTCTTCATCGTACTCAGGTATTCCGTAAGTAGCTACTAACTCTGTTGGTATTAGTTTATTAAAAGTTGTGTTATCTAAACACATATATACATTTCCTCTCATAATAATTAATTTGTATGTGCAGATAAACCTGCGTCATAATTGTTTTTTACTTCGTCTGCTGATAATGCTTTACCATAAAGTCTTACATCACTAATTCGCTCTTTGTAGAATCTATTTGTTTGTGTATCTCTACCAATTAGTAAATCTGAAGTATTATTTACTACTGCACTACCTGTTCCTGTTGCTTCAGGAGTTTTGTTACCATTTATGTAAAGTTTTAAAGCACCTGACTCTCTTGTACCTGCAATATGAACCCAATTGTTATTTGAAAATACAGTTGTAGAATAAAGAGTTACACCTCCAACAATAAACCTCACTTTATTATCTCTATCAGTTGCAAGAGCAAAAGTATTTAGTGATGTTGAAACTCCTCCATTCACATAAATAACATTTGTAGAACTATCTGAATCTGTATAATCAAACTTCACCCAAGCCTCAATTGAAAAATCAGTAACATCTAAACCAACAACTTCAGCCACTTCAGCATAACCACTTCCGTCTAAATTAAACGAGTTCAATCTATTTTGAACTAGGTTACCGAAGATGTCCTTAGTTGGTATAGTTGGGTTTGGTATAACAGTTGAGTTTTTTGTTGCTGCTCCATCTGTTAGCCTGTAAGCACTTGCTGAGGATGATTCTTCTAGTTGTCCTCCCCAAACTAAAACTTCTCCATTTGTTACATTTGGAACGTCTAATTTTATTTTTATAGAAGATTGACCTGATGCAGAACTATTTGTATGTGTTATTCTTTGCCAATCTCCTGTAAGAGTAAAAACTTCATTACTAGTACTTGTACCATTGAAAACATACAATCTTACATCTTCGCCAATAGTACTACTAACACCTTTAACATATATAGACGCAGTATTATATTGAACAGTTGTAATATTTATTGTAGATTCAATATATGAATTTGTGCTAGTTCTTCTTAACTTAGTTGCATTAAGAAGCCCTGTTGGAGATGTAGAACCATAAGTTTGAGTTAAATTGTTTTTTGTCCAAACACTTTGACTAAAATCTTCACTATACTTAACTAAATTACTACCCTTACTCCAATTCATCATACCTAGTTGTGGTATTCTTGGTTGAGCAGGTTCGTAAATAGCTCCGTTTATAGTACCATCATTGCCCTCTCCTGAACTATCATAAGCTGTTAAACCTTTACCCTCACTCATAGCCCAATATGCTTTTAAATTAGATAAACCTATCGATGTACCACTTCTATCGGTTACTAAGTTTTGAGGGTTTGCGTAATCGTATGCGATGTCATCTGTACTCCAATAAGCATTATATATTTGGAAGTCTGAAAGTTTAGCATCAAGATTAGATGCAGAACCTGATCCTGACTTTGAAGCAATATTTGCAGTTACACTTGCACTTAAATCAATAGAAGATGTTAAAGCTAAAGTTGAACCAGACTTAACACCATCAACATAACACTCAACTGTCGTTGCATTTACTCTAAATACTACTCGCTGCCATTGGTTTTGAGTTGGTGTACCAAATTGTTTAAATCCATAATTAAAAAAACCAAATTTTTGTGATTCTGAGCCTGTCTGATATAATGCAAGAATAGTTCTATCTGTGTTACCTGATGCAAGTTTATTATCCATTATAAATTGATAAGATGTATCTCTAGGATAAATCCAAAATGCAAATGTAGCACTTGTACCACTCATTTGGAAACCACTTACATCAATTTCATCCCCATCTCCATCAAAATCAAGAGCCTTACCTGTAAACAACTCGCCTACATTATTGTTGCCCGATTTGTCAGGTGTGATTTGGGTTAGTTCTCGAACAGATACGTTTGAAATAAAACCTGCAAAAGTACCATCAAATGCTCTTAAATTTAATGTTGTATAATTTCCACTAGCAGTAACAACTTCTGTATATGTATCACTTACACTTCTTTCAGTTGTG